CCGAGCCAGTTACCTTGCAAGAGGCTAAAGACTATATGAGAATTTCTTCGGAATCGGAGAATGACTTAATAGAAGAACTAATAACTTCAGCAAGGGAGCGAATAGAGAAGTTTACAGGGCTATCTTTAGGAGAAAAAACCTTAAGGGCTTATTGGTTTTACTTTCACATTCCACAAGAGATTCCTTACGGTCCAGTAACCTTAATTGATTCGGTTGTAAATGATGAAGATGTAGCTTTGGAATATACTGCTCGTGGATTGCAATATAAGATGCTTGAGGCTTATTCTACCGTTGGTTTGACAATAGAGTACGAAGCAGGCTTTGCAGTGTGTCCTAAAGGCTTAAAATTAGCCATTTTAAAACAAGTGTCAACCGACTACGAAAACAGGGAAAATTACTCTATTTATGACCAGGCGTATGAGTTAAGTTCGGATGCTAAAAGACAAGCACAACCATATTGTAGAAACACTTTATTTGGTATCTAATGAAGGCAGGAGTTTTAAGGAATCAAATCGCAATACAAACTTTACAGACTGGTTCAGATGGTACAGGTGGTTACTTTGGTACATTTGTAGACCAAAAGGTAGTTTGGGCAAAGATTAGAGCAAAACAAGGCTTTAGAAATTTAGAAGATGGTAAAATATCTTTAGACAATATCTACGAGTTTACTATTCGTTATGATGACTATCCTAATTTATCTCAAATCAATAAAATTGTTTATAATAGTGGCGAGTACATTATTAAAGCATTCCAGGTAACGGATGAAAGAAAAAAAGAAATAGTTATAATGACTACTTTGGGAAGATTAATAGACCCAACTTTCTTCTTAATTACCGAGTTCTACGAGTTCTTAATGACTGAAGATAACAAGTTTATTGTTGTATAATGAAAATCAGAGGTACATCTCAAGTATTAAATCGTTTAAAAAGAGTTTCTTCTCAAGCTACTTTACAAACTAAATCAGCAGTTGTAAGGAATACTGATCAAATATACGCTGAAGCAGTAGCAAATGTTCCTGTATTAGATGGGTATTTAAGAGGATCCGGTAACACAAGTTATTTGAATAACCAATTAACGGGTACTGTTGCATTTGGTGGTAACGCTGCTCCTTACGCTCCTTATGTGGAGTTTGGTACTGGAAGTGGTGTTAATGTTCCACAAGGCTTTAATGATTTTGCTATGCAGTTTTATGTAAACGGTAAAGGCACTATGCAACCACAACCATATTTGATTCCAGCTTATTTAAAATACAAGAAAGTATTTTTAAACGATTTGAGAAAAATAGCTAAAAATATTAGTAAATAAATCGTAAATTTGTGGAATGAAAGATGTCGGAGAACTTATTAGACAAAAACTTTACGAAAGGTTAAGCGGTGCAATCGTTATAGACTTACAAGAAGTTCCAGTATTTGATTCGGCATCAGTATTAGCAGCAGCGACTGAACCATATATTTTACTTTCTACTTTTAATTCAACGGAATTAAGCGAAGGTAGTAAGCAATCATACGGTCAAGAGGTTAGTGTTTTAATTGAGGTGGGAACAAGGTTTGACAACTCTTTTGGTGGTAAATTACTATCGGATAGAATATCAAACGAAGTAATGGAGTTAGTTAGAACAAGGCAAGATGGGTATTTAGATTTATTACCTGATTGGTATGTAATTAGAACGCTAATGGAGAGTACAAATACACTTGAACAATTGGTAGATACAGGGGTTTTAGTGAGAAGATTAATAAGATTTACATTTAAAATACAACAAGGAATATGAGCGTATTAAACGGTTCGGATATATTAATTTACGATGCAGATACGAATTTTCCGTTAATGTGTCAAACCAATGTAACTATAACAATGAATGATGCAATGATAGATGCTACTTGTAAGCAAGATGGCGGTTATTCAGTTTCATTACCAGGCTTGAGAGATTTCTCCTTTACGGCTGATGCTTTAGTAAACTTTGATGAAGGAGTAGCTGATTTAGGTATAACTACTTTATTTGCTGCTTACGATGCTAAAACACCTATCAATATTGGAATAGTAAATTCTGTAATACCTTTAGGCTATTATATTGGATTGGCTTATGTTGCAAGTATAGAAATTAACGCTCCTATGGAAGATGTGGTAACTTATACCGTATCATTTACAGGAACATTTGAAATAACAGATTAATTAACAATTAAAAAATAATAATATGGCAATTTACAACGGAACGGCTCAATTACTTAAATTAGGTACTTCGGGTTCAGAACAAACTTTGGTACAATTAACAAATTGTACGATGTCAGCAAATGCAGATTTATTCGATACTACTTCTAAAGAAAGTGGTGGATGGAAATCAGTAATGCCAGGCTTAAGAGATGTAACTTATTCAGGAGAAGGATTAGCAGACTTTACAGATGCTTCATCACCTTCTAAATACGATTTAACAGAGATTTTTAATGCTTATAACAATAGAACATTATTATCTGTTAAGTTTACAAATAGCATTAGTACATTTTCTCAAAGTGGTTACATTTCTTCTTTTGAAGTATCTGGTCCAATGGAAGATGTTGCTACTTATACTATTGAAATAACAGGAACAGGCGCATTAACATTTGCATAACTAAAACAAACAAACTATGAACGGAATACTTGAACTTACTCTCAATGGGGAAGTAAAGCAATTAAAGTTTTCTAACTATGCGTTAGAGACTTACACAAAGATTAGTGGTAGTGATATCGGTAATATTAAAGAAATTGGAGAAGATTATAGTCAGTTACAAATGATAACTGATTTAGTTTATTCGGGTTTAACTGGATATTACAGAGGTAAAAGTTTAATTATAGACTTCACATTTGAAGATGTAGTTGAATGGGTAGATGACTTAAGTTATGAAAGTCAATTACAAGTTATTAAGTGCTTTACCGAAAGTTGTTTAAAGATAACGCAAGAAATGATTAAAGCATTTAAAGCGATGTCTACCGAGCAACAAGGAGAAAAAAAAAAGTAACTTGGGATGATATCTTGGATTGTGCGGTAATGGACTTGGGTTTATTGCCGCATATTTTTTGGGATATGACTTTTGTTGATTATTATAGATACTTTATTTATAAAAGAAAGCAAGATGCTAACGAGTGGGATAGGACCAGGACTTTAATGTCTTACATTCTAAACACACAAGTTGAGAAGAAAAATCAAAAGAAACCAAAAGAAATATTACCATTATGGATTGATATTTTAAGTAGGTTAAACAAGAAAATTACCATTACTACTCAAAAAGATAAAGAAGCGATTTTGGAAAAATTAAAGCCGAAAGAAGATGGTAAATGAAAAAATAGTAGTTGAATTAAGTGCTAATATAAAAGCATTAAAAGACCAATTAAAAGAGGCTGAAGGAGTTTTAAAAGGATTTTCTGATAATACGGAAAGTAATAACAAAAAAGTTAAAGATTCTTTTAATGGTGCTACTGAAGGAATTAAAAACCTTGTAGTAGGCTATTTAAGTTTAAATGCTGCAATTCAAGCAGTAGGTGCTTCATTTGATAGAGCATTAAAATTAGATGCTATTAATTCAGCTTTAACTGCGGTTTTAGGTTCTACTGAAGCAGCCGCAGCACAATTCCAACAACTATCACAATTTGCAGACCAATATGGTTTAAATCTTGTCGCAGTTGGCGAGGCTTATAAAAACTTTGCAGCAGCAGCAGTTTCTGCAAATGTCCCTTTAGAACAAACAAATTATATATTCGAATCAGTAGCTAAAGCTGCATCGGTGCTTAAATTGTCTAATGATGATTTAAAAGGGTCTTTGAATGCTTTAAGTCAAATGATATCAAAAGGAACGGTATCTGCTGAAGAGTTAAGAGGTCAATTAGGAGAGCGTTTACCTGGTGCTTTTAATTTGGCTGCAAAAGCTATGGGAGTTACTACTGCTGAATTGGGTAAGATGCTTGAGAATGGCGAAATTATGGCAGGAGATTTATTGCCTAAATTAGCTTTAGAATTAAATAAAACATTTGGAGATAAAATTACAGGTAATGTAGATTCATTACAAGCAAGTACAAATAGATTAAGTAATACTTTTACAAATGCTATTAATGATGGTCATATTGGAGAGTTTTTTAAAACAATAGTTGATGGTGCTAATAGAACTTTAGAAATACTTGAAAGTAAATCTTGGGGAGAGTTTTTTAATAGATTTTCTGCTGCAATTACAAGTAATACGGCACTTGCTGATTCTTATTCAATGGTTTATAATGAATTAAATAAACTAAATAATGAAACTAAAAAAACTAATGTAGATGTTTTAAAATCATTTGGAAGTCCTGCTGCATCAAAAACAACCGCAACTAAAACTAAAAGACCTGCACCAGGTTCATCAATGATGACCTCAATGGGCGATTTAACAGATGCTAAAGCTGGTATAGCTGCTCAAGAATTAGAGGAATTTAATGCGGTAGTAGAAAGATTAACTTTAAATGTTGATACTCTTAAAAGTTCTTATAATGGCTTATGGACTGACCCAGCAATGGAAGCCTATATTGCAAATTTAGAAACTATAAAAGGATTATTAGCAAGTGCTTTAACTACTGCTTTTAACGATGCTTTAGATAGTGGTAAAAACTTTTTTCAATCACTTGGTCAAGCGTTATTACAATTAATTAAAAAGTTAGTTATTGCTGCTGCGGTTGCTGCTTTATTAAGTTTCTTTTTAGGTGGTATTGGTGTTGCATCTTCAATAAGTGGATTTGCTCCAATATTTAAACAACTTTCAGGACTTGATTTTAGTCAAGGTAGTGCAACAGGCTCAAGAATAGCTATGCCAAGTTCTTCAACAGGTCAAGGTGGTTACCAAGTAGATATAATGGGCGATAAAATGAGAATGCTTTTAGATAATACTGCAATTAAAAATTCGAGGGTAATATAATGTTTTATAATCATCTTTATAATTTACAATTTAAAGGATTAGACCAAGTAGGTACTAATTTTTATTACAAGGTTAAGTTTGAAAAACAAGAAGCTACGGTAAGAACTCCTGATGTAATAGATTTAGTTCCAGCGCAAGATGCACCTTTTGTTTTAAATTATAAAGCAAGTAAAGACAATATCTTTGCTCCTATTCGTTCTTCTTATGCGGATATAAAATGTTTTATTCCTTTTAATTCTGTTATACAACCTTCTGATTTTTTCTTTGATACTGATGAATATACTTGGAAAATAAGTCTTTACGAAACTGATGGTACTACTTCAACTTTAAAATGGAGAGGATTTCTTTTACCGGATGTTATTCAATATGAATGGCAGGAGCAATACTATCTTCAATTAACTGCTACTGATAACTTAGCAGTATTAAAAGATATTAAATATACAAGAGAAGATTATTACGCTTTATATGATGATACAAATGTTGATGTAGGTATAAGTATTAGTAGTTTTGTTTGTAGGTTATTAAAAAAG